CACGTAATGAAAGTTATTAAGGAAAATGGATTTACATCATACGAGAACGATGTTGAAATTGTAGAATGACAGACGACACACACGACGAACTAGTAAAAACATATTTAGAATATTTTAAGGCAAACGAAAAGTTTGAACAAAGTCCTAGTGAAGCAACAAAACGCAGTGCTAGGAGAGAACTTAGAAAACTTATTACATTAGCAAAGGCAAGACAATTAGAAATAGCAAAAAAATACGAAGAGGTACTTAGAGGCTACAGAGAAAACCAGAAATGGCAGACAAATAGAAAACATCCATATACATAGTTTATGCATTGGACGTACAAAGGTAAAAAAGTAAACACTATCGCAGATGAATACGAAGGCTTTGTATATCTAATAACAAACAAAAAGACGAAACAAAAATACGTAGGCAAGAAGTTAGCAAAATTTAAAACAACCAAGCCACCATTAAAAGGCAAAAAGAACAAGCGTCGAGGCTACAAAGAAAGTGATTGGCGTGAATACTGGGGAAGTTCAGATAGACTGAACGAAGATGTAAAACAACTAGGCGAAAAAAACTTCACTCGTGAAATACTGCACTACTGCAAAAGTAGAGCAGAAATGAGTTACATTGAAGCACGAGAACAGTTTGATAGGCGAGTATTGGAAACAGACGAATACTACAACGGCATCATCAATGTTAGAGTTGGTGGTTCACAAAAGTTACGCCAGGCACTACTAGAATACAAATAGGCTATATAACGAGCTCTGAAAAAATCCAAGATCCAGCCGAGGTAATGCTCGTCGCCGGTGGTGTGGTATGCTCGCGTGAAGAAACATACGATAGGTTTTAAAGGATTGTGGCTCTGAGAAAAAGCAACCACAGGGTAAGTGTTTTCGCTTGTTAGGGAATAACTGCCTTCCGTTGATATGACGAAGCTAGAGTAGGAGGATACAGGTCAACCGCCTCCAACTTACGCTACACCGTATAATTTAATTTTATACGCTGCACCGTAAGAATCTCTTTTAATAAGATGGCTGAAGCGACTCGAATAATGCTCAAAAGCTACCTTCGCCCGGCAACGGGCGAATTATGACTTCACAATCTGAATAATACTAAAAGCATATGCTTTGCATATGCCTTACTAATACTGTTATCAAGAAGTAATAGTTCGTGTTGAGTGTAACGAAAACACAGATGAACGTTAGTTCATCTTATAATACTAAATACACTATACAGTTGGAACACTTATGAATGAAAATCCTTGACGTAATAGAACACAAATCAACAATTAGTTTAGAACCTCTTAATGAAGAAACATTCAAAGGATTGAATGTGGTTAACCTTGACTTTCCTCTAGGTGAAGTATTTCCAGTAGATGGTCCGTCAGGAGACAGATTTGCTGTTGGGTTAGGAACAAATGAAATAATCCAATTTGAAGCACAAGGCAGAGTAACTGCAAAAGAACAAGCAGAAAATTTTTTAGCAAAGATAAGAGAAGAAAATACTGTCACTAGGAATGGTAAACAAGAACCTAAGCCTTTGACTAAGGAGATGTTAAAAAAAGCAGCACGAGCTACTCCTACAGCAACCTTAAGAAGTTTAGCAGGATTCAAACAATCGCTTAGTAGGTTGGCAGCACAAGCAAGTGCTTCTAATTATGCTGATTTAGAAAAAATACCAAAAGTAGGACCTTTTCTAAATCATATTATGACCTCGCCATCGTGGAAAGGATTCTTTAAAATAGTAGCTGCTGTAGGCTTTCCTTTAATGGCTTATGCAAATATGATCGAAATCATAAATGAATTGCAAACAGAAGCAGAAGCTACACAAGATCAAGAATTAAAAAAGAAAAATTATGAACTTTCCAATATTTTGATTGGACAACTGAGTATACAAGTTTTGCTTGTGTTGTTTATAATATTTAGAGACGCTAGTTTGTTTAGGAAAGCATTACGTGCAATTAAATGGACAGTAAGAGCTATTCAAGGGGCGGCAGCACTGACTGGTGTAGGAACTATTCCTTCAATAATAAGTTTGTTAATAACAGAAGCAGGATGGTTAGTAGCTGGCTTAGTAATATCAAGTCCAACTGTGCAAAGAGCACTAGCTGAATACTTGCATGGTCTTATGTTTATTGGCACAGGCGTTGCATTTGTTGGTTCAACAGTTAGAGGTGCTGCACAAGTTTTAGATACTGTATTTGATGGAGCATATGGCACAAGCTCTTTGCGTAGAGATTTAGGTTGGGATTCAAAATCTGCAGATGCACCTGATAAAGAAGTTACTGCCAGCAGTGAATGGGCAAAACTAGTATTCAAAGGATTGTTGTTCCCTCCAGGTAAGGAAAAACATCTTGTTCCTTATATGACTAATGGTCAAAGGACTGCGGCTTTAGAAAGTGTATTTGGTTTTGAACAACAGATTGATCCAATAACACAATCTGCTAATGATAATCAGACACAAGCTGATCAAGCAATGGGTCCTAGATAATTAAATCAAAGGCATTTTTGCATTTTTAGTATTTTCAATATTTTGTTTTATTATGTTGTTCATTATTTCTTGATCTTCTAAATCAGTATCATATAATAATTCGGAAACAGTAACACCTCCACGCATATACCATGACAGCTTATAGCAAAAATCTTTTATTTGTTTGATTTCGTTTTCCATTTCCTTGGCTAACGAGTTAATGTCATCATCAGATAAACTCGTTAGCCTCTGGCGAAAAAATCAGATTGATCCAATCCTACATAAATTTTATGTTCTTTTTTACATTCATCGTTACCACAAACAACAGTTTGAGTTGGAGTTCTCCAAGTTTTTGATTGTTTTTCAATATGGTCTTTGATTTGTGAAAAAATATTTACATCTGCATTTGTTAAAAAATCAACTATTTCGGTTCTATCTGTTTCAGTTTCTCCATCAACAGTAATACTTTCAATGTTATCAAATATCATACTGATGCCGTGATCAGCAACTTGATTCAATAAGCTATCAACAAATTTATTGTGTTCATCTGAACCTTCAACTAAACTTTGTGATTGCACTTCAATAGCTCTTTGTAAGGTTACAGACTTTTTTTGATTTTCTGTTAGTGTCTTATAATTTACTGGACGCAACTTAAAGACAAATTCATCAATAACAAGTGTATCGGTGTATTCACATGACTGATAATAATTCAACAACTCTGACAACTCTACATCATATGTGTGTGTTGATTTACAATGCGGACATTTTGAATTCACAGTCAAAATATCTCCATACGTAGCCATTCGTATTCCAATCAGTATTGTATCAAGATCGAGTGTTGGAATATCCCACGGGCTTTGTATTGCTGGTATACAACTCTGTATACATCTTGCTGTTGCCTCTCCATTAATCAATGCATCAGGTGTTTTAAATAATATTTCATCTGCTGCTGTCATACTGAACACAGCCAATTGGCTATAAGTATCATTATGTGTTGTTCCGGTTGAAGAATATTTGCCTTGTGAAGGTAAATCTATATACACTTTAGGCTTACGTTTGTATTTCTTCAACGGACTTTCATTAGTCGTTTCCATATGCTTTTTCCTTGGATAAATACAATACCCGTATATTTATAGGGAAATTTGACGTGGAGACTGTGATTTGGCTGAAGAATCCGATTTTGGAAAATTACGAGGAGTAGTTAATCTCTTTGGCTCTGAAGTAAAAGCTGCTGGTAAAGCTGGCTTGGCAATGGCTGGTGAGCTTTTAAATGCTAATCAAAGTTTAAGTGCATACACTGCTGCCTTAGACGGTAATAGTAAAATACTTGGCAACTTAGGCGGTGTAATCAATGGCCTTACAAAATTTGCAGAAGAAAGTTTAAGTGAATATCAAACGCTAACCGGTATAGGCGCTACGTTTGGAAAAGAAATGTCAAACATAAAAATTGCTGCTGCTGAGATGGGCATGAGTGTCAAAGACATGACAGACCTTATTATCAACAACAGTGATAGTTTAAGAACATTTGGAGGAACAACTGATTTAGCTATTTCAAGATTCAACAGATTTAGTAAAGCAGTTTTAACAAGTGACGCTGGCACAGAATTACGTAGATTAGGATTTACAGCAAGTGATATAAATGAAACACTGTTGACTTATAACGAACTTGCTCAACAAGACGGATTGAATCAAAGACGCAGCACAGAACAACAAGTGCAAGGTGCAAGAGCATTTGCACAAGAACTTGATGGACTAGCAAAACTTACAGGTAAGCAAAGAAAAGAACTTGCTGATGAAATGAAAGCAAGACGTAGAGAAGGTGATGTTCAAGCATTCTTGATGGGACAAAGTGCTGAAGCACAAGAAGCTTTTAATCTTGCTACCCAAAAAATTAAAGACACAATGGGTCCACAGTTTGAATCTCTTTTCCAAGACTTATTAATACGTGGTGCACCTATCACAGAAGATACACGTAATGCATTTATTGCACTTGGAGGCAGTGCAGACGAATTTGAATCAACTGTAGCTCAGTTCCGTAAAGGTATGCAGACAAATGACTTTGATGGATTTAACGCAAGTTTAACAGGAGCACAAGGTGCATTCCTTGACAACTTAAAAACAGAAGAAGCAAGAACAATGGCCATGCAAAGTGGTCTTAGTGGTGTTGCAGATGCAATGGCCGCAGCTTATGAAAGCAGTTATGATTTTGCTAATCAAGTTGATGCTAGTGCTGCTGCCGGAGAAACATCTGCTGCTACAATATCTAAATTGCAACAACAAATTACAGAGGAACAATTAAGACAAACAAGAGAAACTGGTGGCTTAATTGACAAAACTGTTCAAATGCAAGAAGCATTACAACAATTTACTATGGCAGCTACTACCGAAGTATTGCCACGACTAGAATCGATGGCTGTTAAAGGTATAGACATGTTCCTAGACAGATTGCCTCCTGCATCTGAAATTGCTGCACAACTCACTGACGGAGTCAATAAACTTCTAGATCCTGTTGGCTCAAGCAATAGTATATTGAACGTTAAACCTAGTGAATTGTTAACTTTGGGTGACCAAGTGATAGCTGATAGTATAGCCGAAGCTGCCGAAGAAGCTGGTTTTGCTCGTGGAGAAGAGCACCAAAATACACAAGATACTATATTAGCTAATATGCAAGAAACGCATAATAAAACAAAAGCCGCTCTGCAAGAAGCTAATGATAATCTTTCTGCACAGCAAACAGAACTTGCGAACTTGACAGAACAACAAAGTTATGCTATACAAAATGGACAGTTCGAAAGAGCTGCTGAAATACAAACACAAATTGATGCAATGGAAGCAAATATTCAAAAATCAGTTCAAGCATCAGCTACTGCTTTCACTAATGAAAGAATTGCAGCTTATAATTTAGATCCTAGGACTGCTATAAGAGGATTTGCTGAGGGTGGTAGAATCAAAGCAAATGAAATTGGTATGGTTGGCGAAGCAGGTGCAGAATTTATTGCAGGTCCAGCAAATGTTATGAGTGCTAGAACTAGTATGGGTGTAATGGATAATTTAATGAAAACAATAAAAACACTTGATACAAATGTTCAGACTCAGACTGAACAAGCACAAACTAGCATAAGTAATAGTAATGAATATTCAAATTTAGAACCTAAGTTTGATGCTATGATTGGTTTGTTATCACAATTAGTAAGTGTTGAAGTTGGTGCAGAACGCACAGCACAACGCACTTTCAAAGCAACAAGAGGGTTACAAGGTAATATGTTAAGAGGTATAGGCGCATGAGTTGGAAGAAATATTTTACACCTGTTCCAACAGCAGATAATAGCAACGGCAGTTATTCTCCGTTTACTATGAGGGGTAGTAATGGAATGGGACCTGCTGCGGCTAATTATAGTTCTCATTTACCTGACGTATATGTAGGTTCACCTAATCGTATAGAACGCTACAATCAATACAATACAATGGATAGCGATAGTGAAGTAAATGCTGCTTTAGATATTCTAGGAGAATTTACAACACAAAAGAATAAACAGAATAATACACACTTTAGCATACATTTCAATAATAAAGCAACAAATAGTGAAGTGCAAGTGCTAGGTCAATACTTGCAGCAATGGTGTAGATTGAATCAATTTGAAACACGTATGTTTAGAGTAATGCGTAATACTTTCAAGTATGGCGATCAATTTTTTGTAAGAGATCCTGAAACACAAAAATGGTATCATGTTGATCCTAGTCAGGTTACAAAAATAATTGTAAACGAAAGTGACGGTAAACGTCCAGAACAATATGTAATTAAAAATTTAAATTTTGCATTTGATAATTTAAGTGCAACACCTTTGAATCAAACAAATAGTTATGGTCCTGGTGGATCATCTCCTGGATACCAAACAATTACACAACAAAGTTCATCAGGTAATAATCATACACCTAGTGGTAATTCGAGTAGGTTTGCACAAGAACATGACGAAACACATGTTGATGCACAACACGTAGTTCATCTTTCAATGAGTGAAGGACTTGATCAAAATTATCCGTTTGGTAATAGTTTACTTGAAAGTATTTTTAAAGTTTACAAACAAAAAGAATTATTAGAAGATGCGATTATAATCTATCGTGTCCAACGTGCGCCAGAGCGCAGAGTATTCTACGTTGATGTGGGTAACATGCCGTCACACCTTGCTATGCAATTTGTGGAACGTGTTAAAACGGAAATACATCAAAGACGAATCCCATCCAAGACAGGTGGTGGAACAAATGTTATAGACAGCTCTTATAACCCACTGTCAATCAACGAAGATTACTTTTTTCCACAGACTGCTGAAGGACGTGGATCAAAAGTTGAAACTCTTCCAGGCGGAACAAATTTAGGTGAAATAGATGATCTAAGATATTTTACAAATAAACTTGTTAGGGGTTTACGTATTCCTAGTTCCTACTTACCAACTGGCGCAGACGATGGTGCATCACAGTATAATGATGGACGAGTTGGAACTGCTTATATACAAGAATTAAGATTTAATAATTATTGTCAACGATTACAAGCAAATGTTGAAGAAGTGTTCAACAGAGAATTCAAACTATATTTGCGCTCCAAAGGTGCAAACATTGATTATTCAATGTTTGATCTAAAACTAACACCTCCACAAAACTTTGCAGCATATAGACAAGCAGAACTTGATAATAATAGAATAGGAACATTTACGCAAATGGCTGCTATACCATATATTTCAAACAGATTTGCAATGGAAAGATTTTTAGGACTTAGTGAAGAGGAGATTGCTAATAACGAACGTTTATGGAGAGAAGAGAACGATGAAAATCTTACAGACCTAGTTACAGACGACTTAGGCGGTGAGATGCGTATGGCTGGACTCAGCGGTGCTGATTTGGCTGGTGACGCAGGTGGATTGGAAACTGACTTAGGTGGAGACCTTGGAGCTATAGATGGCGGAACTGGTGATTCACCTGAAACTAATACTGAAAACGAAATTGGAGGCGGTGACGCTGAGAATCCGGCACAAACTATATAAATAATAATATGATACTTAGAGAGCTATATTACTTCGACGATAAAACAATGGAACCAGTAGAAGATCATACATATGATGCTATGGACGATAAGAGTGTGGTTAAAGTAGATGATGATCGTAAAAGTAGATTAACACTCAAAGATATAAACAAGGCAAGAAAAGCAAGCGACAATCATAAAGTCGAAAGCGAAAAAGAATTAAATTTTATTAGACAGATGTATGGATTAGCAGCACAGGCAGCAGCCGGCGGAATTTAATGAATGACATAGCCTTTGTGTTAGGTAACGGCATAAGCCGTAAACACATACCATTACAACCCTTAAAAGAACATGGAAAAATATATGGCTGCAATGCTTTATATAGAGAATTTGCACCTGATCATTTGGTTGCAGTTGACACAAAGATGATCATTGAGATAGCCGATACACGCTATCATCACCAGTATAGTGTATGGAGTAATCCTAATAAACTCACACAAAAAACGGCTGGAATTAATATAATGAATCCAAATAAAGGATGGAGTAGTGGGCCTACTGCAATGTTATTAGCCAGTCAACACGGATATAAAACAATATATCTTTTGGGCTTTGATTATGTTGGCTTAGGCGAAAAAAATGAAAAAGTAAACAATCTTTATGCTGGTAGTAAAAATTATAAACAAACTAATGATAGAGCTACGTATCATGGAAATTGGACTAGACAAACTATGTTGTGCGCAAATATGCATCCAAAGACTAAATACGTTAGGGTAATACCGAAAGAAGACTTTTTTATTTCTGAATACCTTGTTGGATTAAAGAATTTTGAACATATAACTAGTGAAGTTTTTAGAAAAACTTTTACTAATAACCAACATAATATATAAAATACGCTGTTTTGACACCATTTTAAGCGTATATTTCCTATAAAGTGTAAATATAATTGACAGCCTTGACAATAAAGGAGAAAGACATGACTGATCGCAACAAGTTTGAAGAAATGCTTGAGCGCCTTGTCAACGAAGACAAAGAAGGTGCGGAAGAGCTTTTCCACGAAATCGTGGTAGAAAAATCACGTGAAATTTATGAAGGTCTACTAGAAGACGAAGAAGTTGAAGAAACAACTGATGAAGAAGTTGATGAAGCAACAGACGAAGAAGTAGACGAGTCTGAAGAAGACTTAGACGAAGCTACAGATGAAGAAGTAGACGAGTCAGAAGAAGCAGTAGACGAAGCAACTGATGAAGAAGTAGACGAAGCTACTGACGAAGAAGTAGAAGAAATGTTTGACGAGCCAGCATTAGAAGGTGATCCAACAGACGATATGATGGGTGACATTGAAATGCCAGACGCAGGCGGAGACATGGACATGGGCGGTGATGACGACATGGGCATGGACGACGAAGGTGACGTAGAAGATCGTGTTGCAGATTTGGAAGACGAGCTAGAAGCACTAAAAGCTGAATTCGAAGCACTAATGGGCGACGAAGAGCCAGGTGACGAAATGCCATCAGACGATATGCCAATGGACATGGATGACGAAGAAGGCGACAAAGAAGCAATGGCTTTTGAAGCTGACGAAGAAGTAGAAGAAGCTACTGATGAAGAAGTAGAAGAATCAACAATGCCAAAGTCAGACACAGAAATCATGCGTGAATACGTAACAAAAATGTCAGATGAGCCAAAGAAAGGTGATAACGGAGCAAATGCTAAATCACCAGTAGCTGGCAAAAACGATATGGGTGGCACAGCATCAAATATCGCAAAAGGCGGCACAGCTGATGAAAAAGGCACATCAGGCGGATTAGAAGGTAATTCACCAAAAGAAGATAACGCAGGGAATGTAAACACTCCAGGCGGCACAGGCGCTTCAAAACAAAGCGCACAACCTGGCCACGGCGCTGAAAAGAAGTCGAAGCCAGAGAATGCTGACAATAAAAAATCAACTATTGGCAGCTAAGACGAGGACTGACGTATGAAACTACTGAACGAACATTTGAGTTTCGACCAGGCTAAAATTGTTGTTGAGTCTGCTAATGAGGGCAAAGACCTTTATATGAAAGGTATTTGCATCCAAGGCGGAGTTCGCAACGCTAACCAGCGTGTTTATCCCGTTAACGAGATTGGCAGGGCTGTCACCACACTCAATGAACAAATTAGTGGTGGCTACTCAGTGTTAGGTGAAGTAGATCATCCTGAAGGACTTAATATTAACTTAGACCGTGTAAGCCATATGATCACAGAAATGTGGATGGATGGACCAAACGGTTATGGCAAGTTAAAAGTTTTACCAACTCCGATGGGACAATTAGTTAAAACAATGCTTGAAAGCGGAGTTAAACTAGGTGTCTCATCGAGAGGTTCCGGAAACGTAATGGAAGACGGAAGTGGTGAAGTGAGCGATTTTGAGATAATCACCGTAGACGTTGTAGCTCAACCGAGCGCACCGGGTGCTTATCCTACACCGATATACGAACATCTTATGAATACCCGAGGTGGATATAAGGCGTTCCATACATCAAGGGAAGTTCAAGGCGACAAAAAGGCACAAAAATACTTAAAAGAGAGCTTATTAGATATAATAAGCAAGCTCCGATAGCGAGGAGAACAATATGTTGGAAGCATTAAAATCACTCTTCGAAAATGAAGCACTATCTGAGGAAGTTCGCACAGAACTTGAAGAAGCATGGAATGCGAAAATCAAGGAAAACCGTTTACAGGTTACAGCTGAACTGCGTGAAGAATTTGCAAAAAAATACGAGCATGATAAAACTACAATGGTGGAAGCTATTGATAGTCTAGTTACTGATCGTTTAGCAGAGGAAATCGCAGAATTCCAGGACGATCGTAAGCAACTAGCAGAAGCGAAAGCTAAATTTGCTGTTGCACAACGTCAAAATGCTAACCTTCTAAAAAGTTTTGTAAGCGAACAACTAGCTAAAGAAGTAAAAGAACTACACACCGATCAAAAAGCAATGGCTGATAAGTTTGTTGCTCTAGAAGAGTTTGTAGTAGAATCATTAGCAAAAGAACTTGCAGAGTTTTACGAAGATAAAAAAGACTTAGCCGAAACAAAAGTGCGCTTAGTGCGTGAAGGCAAAGCACACGTTAATAGAGTCAAAAAAGACTTTATTAGCAAATCTGCTGCCCTAGTATCAGAAACAGTGTCAAAAGGACTTTCAAAAGAAATTACAGCACTGAAAGAAGATATTGAAGCAGCACGTAAAAATGATTTTGGTCGAAAATTATTCGAAGCATTCGCTAACGAATATCAGCACTCATATCTAAATGAGAAGAGTGAAACTGCTAAAATGTTGAAAGTAGTTGATACAAAAGACAAGCAACTAAATGAAGCAAAAACAGCAGCGGCGAAAGCAATTAAACTTGCAGAAGCAAAGGCAAACGAGGTCAAATCGATCAACGAGTCAATTGCTCGCAATGCAAAAGTAAGCAAGTTGATCGCGCCATTGAGCAAAGATCAGCAAAGCATTATGACAGACTTACTGGAATCAGTTCAAACAGATAAACTGCAAGCAGCGTTTGACAAGTATCTACCAGCGGTTATCGATGGTAAAGGTCCAGCAAAGCAGAAGGCGGTATTAGCAGAGGCAAAAGAAATTACAGGCAACAGAGAAAATAATGACGTGAATAAAGCAGGCGACGACAATAATGTCGTAGATATAAAGCGCCTTGCTGGATTGAGTTAAGGAGAAACCAATGTCAGAACTATTAGAAAGCCGTTGGAATGATACCAAAGCAGCACTTCTTGAAGGCCTAGGTGGCACAAAGAAAGCAGTAATGGCAACAACTCTAGAAAATACTAGAAAGTATTTGGCAGAGACCGCTACAGCAGGTGCTACTTCTGCAGGTAACATCGCAACACTAAATCGTGTGATCCTACCAGTGATCAGACGTGTAATGCCAACAGTTATTGCAAACGAACTAGTTGGTGTGCAACCTATGACTGGTCCTGTGGGTCAAATCCACACATTGAGAGTTCGCTATTCGGACACAGCAGGCACAGGCGCAAGCGGTGCTGTAGCTGGTGAAGAAGCACTTTCACCATTCAAGATTGCAGAAGCTTATTCAGGTGACGCAACATCAGCTAAAGGTGCTAACACAGCAGCTTTAGAAGGTAGTGCAGGTAACCAACTAAGCATCCAGATCTTGAAACAAACAGTCGAAGCGAAAACCAGAAAGCTATCAGCTCGCTGGACATTCGAAGCCGCGCAAGA